GACGTGCCCAAGGTCACCACGGCACAAGTGCCGGACGAGAAGGTGTCGAAGTTGGTGGTGTCGATGCCTTCAAGCTGGAAAGTGTCGGTGGTCACGCCAGCGACCCGGACGACTCGGCCATTGAGTTGGCTCATGCCGTTCACAACGAGGTACAGGATGTTGCCGTTTGCGTACTCGTGGGAAGTCGATGTGACGACGCCGGGGTTAGCCTTGGTGATCAAGGTGATGGTTTTGGTTGCTGCGATTGCCGATTGCATCGCTACCGCGACGTTCGACCACTTACGTGCTTGTGCCATGATCGGCCCCTTTCAATGAATGCCCGTCAGACGGACAGAAGAACAACAGTGATTGACGAGGCCATGAGCCCCACCTCAGAATCATAGCCAGAATCGCGCCCCGTGACTTGGTGGCCGTCCACCCGAAGCGCAGTCTCGACGGCATCAGCAACAGCATCAGCCGTTGCGCGAGTGTTTGACCAGATCGAAACAGCAAAAGTCACAAAGTCCCCGTAGTGAATCGAGTTGATCGACTCAATGGGGTCAGTGCCGGATCGCGCAAAGACAATGGCCGGATAGGCGCACCCCTCTGGCAGAACATCAGGATAGATGCGCGAACTGACCAAAGCCGTCACACCAGCCACATTCAGCGAGTCATACAGATCAGATTCAGCGGACACGGTTTGCAAGCCTTTCGATTTGCTTTTGAGCAGACGCCATGAAAGTCCTGATGGCTTCCGGCCCTTTCGACTTCGCAGCGTTTGTCATGAACCGAAGCCCGGCCCCCGGCTTGAAAAACTTGGTGCCGAACTCAAGAAAGCGCCAGTAAAACGGATCGTTTGGATTCTTCGCCCCGGCCTTCCCGAGCTTGACTTGCCGCTTTCCGCTCAATGGCCTGACGCTCACATATACACCAGCATCACCGGCCTTACGCGCAAACTTCGACGCACGAACAACAATGCTTTTCTTGACCGTGCCGGGCTTGCGATACGGGGCGGGCTTTGACAGTACAGGGGCATTGGCACGTGCCTCGCCCTGAATGACTTTGCCAGCCTCACGCAGCGCCGATGTGATCGCCTTCTTGCGAATCTTGCCTGACACATCAGACATTGCGCGCTTCAGATCATCGACGCCTTCCAGCTTGATGTAAACACCATCAGCGGCCATTGCGCACCCCCGTGGAGCACATCAGCTCAAGCTCATTATCATTGTCGATGATCGAGACAATATCCATCAAAATGGTGCCGTGCTTGATGCGCATTTCTCGCGTGACTGCCAAGGGCTTCAGCAGGTTCACTCGATAGTCCACGCTGGACATGGTTTGTTCAGCGGCAAAGAACTCACGCCCACGAATCGGCGAGACAGCGGCCCAGCGAGTCGCAAACGTGCCCCACGTCACCGACTCTTCGCCTATGCTGTTTCGGGTCACAGACTTTGACTCGATGATGACTCGCTTGTCTCGCTTGCCTGCCGGGGTCATGTGTATTCCCTCAGCGGTTGTAGGATGTACTCAACCCCGAAAGGAATATCCGCAATGATCGTGCCTGAGATGGTCGACTCTCGGTTCTTAAACAGGTGCCCCACAGTCAGCAACACACCGGCCTTGAATTGACCGTTGATGACAATACCAGCCATCGTGCGCCGGTATGCCTCGCGTGCGCGGTCATAGGCCCGATCCGCCACGGCCTGCGCAGCATCTCGCTCCACCTCATCAGCCAAAGCCTGAGCCGTGGTCGTCGCTGCATTGTGCGCGGCAGTCGCAGACGTCATCAAAGCAAACGCGCCAGATTGCGCAGTTGTCAAGGCCGTCGAATCAGCATAGACGTTCCGGTCGATGAACTCCACAGCGGACGCCTCGGCGGCATCTGTGTAGATGGTCAGAACGGTGTCATGGTCGTTGCCATCAACACCGCAATGCGCCTTGACCTCAGCCAGCGTCAGCAGCATCTCGCGCCTTCCTGCCACGCTTGGCCGTCACTGGTTGTTCTTCCGCCTTGATCTCAGGCGCAATAGGTGGCGTGATGTAAACCGCACACTTGCAGTCCTCGACAAGATGCCGCGCCATCTCAGCGCCGCAGCGAAGCAACTGGCCAGGCTCAAAGCCGCCAATGCTTGACATCGCGCCGAAGGTGGTGAACTTGACTTGCATCATCTCTCCTTTACTCAACACCCGTTAGATGCTGAGGAAAGGCCCCAAGAAGGGGCCGGGCCATCGGGTCACCAGACCGTCAGAACCAAGGGCCAATTAGGCCGGGGTCAGATCGCCTGCACGGATGGCGCCAGGCACTTCGGTTGCCAGGGCCAGACGACGTTCAGCGCGGATCGTGATCAAGTTCTTGGTGAAGTTGTCGGAGTCGGACTCGGACATTTCCACCACGACGCCTTCGCGGTTGTAGAGGGTGTAAGCCTGCGAGAACGCGCCAACGGCAACGGTATCGGCAGTGACGCCAACCGACTGGACCACAGGCACACCCCACAGACGCATCACACCGGCAGCATCGACAGCGACACGGACTTGACCGGCAGCAGTGGTCAGCAGGTCGATTTCGATCTGCGCGAAGTCGGCAGGGTTCAGCAGGATCGCTTCGGCAGGGTAGCCAGCGGCCCAGGTGTCGGCGATCATCTTGCGGATCAGAACCAGCTTCTTCAAGGTCGAACCAAGGTTCGCATCAGCGTAGCCGTGGGCCGTGAAGTTGCCGGTGTCGAACATGCCGGAGATGTTGGGCGCGGTGCCGTCGCCGCTCACCAGTTGCGTTTCAACCTTGCGGTTCACGCCATAGGTCATGCGGTTGTTGACGTACGCGGCCAGTGCCGTGTTGTCCATCGCCAGCTGGCGGCTGATCTTGATCCAGTGGGCGACGGTGCTCACTGGCATGTTGACCAGGCTCCAGGTCAGCGACGATTCGGCCTTGGCAGAACCTTCGGCAGCTTCGGCGGCGTTGTTGGTGAACACGTTTTCCTTGGTGAACTCGACCGCATTGGATGTGGTCGTGGTGCTGTTCAGCAGGGATTCAATGGTCAGCATCTGGAACGCGCCAGGGACGATGCCAGGGCGACGATCAGGGGCGACAGTCGTGTTAGAGCCGGTCAGGGTGTTCTTGACTTCGACGCGAGCCTTTTGGGTGCGACCGCCAACAAAGTCAGCAAACGCGCTGGCCTTGATCAGTTGGCCGCCCCACGATTCGTCGGCCTTGGTTTCAGGGGCTTGGGTCAGGCCCTTCTGTTCCAGTTGCAGCAGACGGTCGGCCAGCTCGCGCTGTTGGGTGCCGATAGTGTCCAGCGCAGCCTTGGTGTCGGCAGACACTTTACCCAGGGTTGCCAGTTCGCCGTCAGCCTTTTCAGACATGGAGGCGAGCTTCTTTTCGACTTTGTCGATATTGGCGAGAACGATTTCGATGGTCATGATGTTTCCTTTTGAACGATTGCAGGATGCGCTTAAATGGCGAGGCGTTGCAGGCGGGCTGCAATTTCTGCCATCTTCGCTTGCGACTCATCAGGTGCGTGATCCCCACGGCCAAACAAGTCACGAGCGCGGGCGGTCAAAGCAAGTGCCGCCCCTTTGCTGAGGCCACCTGCATCCCGCAGAAAGCTCTCAAAATCACGGATTGTGTCGATGCCGCCAATCAGCGCAAGCTGATCGGCCTTCACAGAATCAAGATCAACGCGGGCAGAACGATCAGCAGGGAAGGCGACTGGCGAGATTTCCGAAAGTTCGGACCACTTGCGAATGATCCGCCCGTTTTCGGTTTCCTCAAAATCGCCAGCCTTCAAGAATCCACCGATTGAAAGGCCATCAAGGGTGCCATGCTTCAGAGCAGCACGAACGTCAGCGGAAAGCGAGTGACCCGGCGTCAGTTCGCCTTCAACAAACAGGCCCTTGTCGTCCTCGCGCACCTTGGTCCATTTGCCAATCGGCATGTCCCATTGGTGATTCCAGAACATTTTTGGCTTTGCTTTGCGCAGCGTCGATTCAAACGCGCCCTTGATGATGGTGTCGCCGTAGCTGTCCACACCACCAAACACGGAGGCATAGCCCGAAAACTTCCCTGCATCTCCGTCGAATTTCAATTCGACGGCATCAAGGTTGAGCATCTTTTTAAGCAACATTCCCGCCCCCTTGTGTCCCCAACTGGCCCAGCGGTGCCAGGTTTGTCTGAGCCGTCAATTCGTCCGTGCCTTCCATCGGCGGCAGGTTCTCCAACTGCCGAACCTCGCGCCGCGTCATCCATCCATTCTGCACGCCGCTCGCATACATCTCGGCCCGGTCCTTCGGATTCCCGCGCAAAAGCGCATCGAATGAAAACTCGACAGCCATCGACGAACGCTGCGCAGGCGTAAGAACGCGCTTGGCAATTGCCTGCTCAATCGAGACAAGCAATGGCCTGATCGAGAGTTTATACCAGCCGTCCATGATCTGCTCGACCCCGCTCCCCCACGTCGTGACGTTGGAGTGATGAGCCAGAACAGGGGGAACGTCGAACCATCGGCAGACTTCCTCAACCCCAAACTTGCGAGACTCAAGCAACTGCTGGTCTTCCGGGCTGATCCCGAGCTGCTGATATTTCATGTTCGCTTCAAGCACGAACAACCGGCCAACGCTTGGCCCTTCGCTCATCTCGGCAAACGCCTTTTTGATCTGCGCCCGCTGGTCCTGCTTGAGAACAGAATCCACCATGAGCACGCCCGTGGGCTTGCCCGAAGTGCCGAACAGCTTAGATGCAGACTGCTGCGCCTTGCTGGCCTCGTCAGTCGTGACCCGCATGAACTCCAGCTTGGCGAACCCAGTTGTTCCATTGCCGAGGTTCTTGAGGTGTAAGACGTTTTCTTCGGCCAAAGCCGCTACGTTGTCGCCAACTCGGTACAGGTACACCACCGAGCCATCATCCAATACGTTCACTTCGACCTGATCGGCAGGCATCGGCCACAGGCCGACAGCCTCGCCACGTGCGTCTCGGTCAATTCTGGCGTAGGCATTGCCACGAAGATCGTGATTGAGCAACATCACGCGCCAGAAGTCGTAAGGCGTCATCCGTCGGTTTGGAGAATCGTGCAGGATGGAATACAGCCGATCACCTCGCGCCAGATCCTTCTGACCATTGGCCCCGCGCTTGTAGACAAACAGCGGCAACGATGCCACCGTGTTAGCCCGGCGCTCCACGCATGACCACACCGCCGCCAACTGCAAAGCGCCGTCAGCCCGGATGTTGGCAACGTCTCCGACAAGGGGAGAATCCGGCGTGTTGGTCTGTTTCCCGGCCTGCTCAGACAATGCTGTAGCCCGATAGCCAAACCATCCCAGCATTGACGTGATGATGCGTGCCATTAGAAGATCAGAGGTTCAAAAATGAAGTCGTCCATGTTCGCCTCGGCATCGCTTGGCATGACACCGACAGCCATCGCAAGCGCAACCATTCCGTCGATTCTACCCGAAGCCTTGCGTTTGTTGAATTTGCGGTTTCCTGCCGGGTCTGAGTCTGCCACACAATTGGCCGCGCACATGGTCAGCACAGGATGGTTTCCGTGCTTCAACTTCCGCGCCAGCAAACTCGATTCAAGCTCACGCAGCGCCGGGCTCATGGACACAAACCCCTGCCCGAACTCGACAAACTTCGCCAGCTCCTCCTCGGTAAACCCAACCTTTTCAAGCCACGGCTTAAGGAATCGCATGTTGTAGCGGTCGAATGCCAGAGCTTTGACGCGGTAGCGGTCAAACACTCCCCTCAGGTGTTCGGCCACGTACTCATATTCAATCGACCGGCCCGGAGTCGTCAGCAGATAGCCCTGATCGGCCCACACGTCATAGGGCACCCGGTCATTGCGCGACTTCTCAGGCAGGCCCTCGGCGGGAAGCCAGAATGTCGGCACCACGTCACCCGAGGAAGTGACGAGAACAAGCGCCGTGAGGTCAGACACAGAGGACAAGTCCAGCCCTCCCCACACCTCTAGCCCGTCGATGTCGTCGGGATAGTCGCCGTTCTCCATCCATATCGCACGCGAAATGAACGGGTTTGCAGCCTCGACGCGCTGATTCAAGATGAGGTTTCTGTACGCAGCCTCACGACTCGGCAGGCGCTTCGCATCTTGCGCCTGGCGCCTCACCTCGTCCTTGTTCATGAACACGTCGAAGTGTGGATTGGCCGCACGGATGGCCGCATCGCTGAACGGGTCCATTTCAACCGGCGCAGCGTGCAGGGCCAGCTTCACACGAGGATCCGCGCCCGTCTTGGCGTCGTCAATCAACAGGCTCAACAGGTCCGCATCAGTGGGTGCCTGCGTGCTGATGACGATGGACAGTGGCGTTTCTTGAGCCGCGCCCGCAGTCTCCAGCGCCTCATACAGCTCATCCCGTGGCCCCTTGACCTGGCCCAGCTCGTCATGGATCACGACAGCCGGGGAAAGGCCGTATTTGGTGGCAGCGTCAGCACTGAGGGCCTTGTAGATTGACCCCAATTCTGAGCACACAAGCTCCTTGGCCGTGTCACGAATCACCACCACCGAGGACAGATCCGGCGACATTCGCACCATTTTGGCCGCAAGCTCGAACAGAATCGCCGCCTGGTCACGTGACCGCGCCGCGCTGTATAACTGGGAATTGGCCCGCGCCTCTGGCCCGCACAAGTGAAGCACAAGAATCATGGCGCTGAACGCCGTCTTGGCATTCTTCCGTGCCATCGACAAGATGAACGTGCGTGTAGGCGAGTCGTAGATCAGCTCAAGCCATCTCCGCTGATCCTTGGTCAGTTTGACCGCCTGCCCGACTAGCTTGCCTTCAGGGATTCGGCAATAGCTCTCGATCCATCGGGCGTTGCGCTCGCTGCGTTTCATTCGGAAGCACCAGATTCCCAGGGGCGCTGGAACCTACTCTGATTCTTGTTTGCCCGGCCAACTGTTTTTGCGTCAGCCATCGCTTGACGCGTGATTCTCAAGCGAGTTGCCAGCGATGACGCAGCCCTAGCCTCCCTCTCAGCAATTGCCGTCAGCCGCTCAAAGCGTTTTAGCCCGTCATCGTCTGCAAGCCAAGCCGGGTCAAATGCGTCAATCTGATCCGCAATTACCCGACCCCTGACAACGTGATGGCAATACGCCTCCATAAGTGGCACATCCTTCTCCGTGAATGACCCGCCTGGCAAATCGTTGACAAGCGAAATCCAAACGCCACGAATCGCATCAGACAAATGGACCGGGCACTGAATACGACCGGACGTAGAGACATCGCCAACCGCAAGCGATGGCGCAGCCAACTCGGCTACTGACGTTCTTCCGCGCTTCATGTGATGCTAGGCATTTGCCTTTTTTGTGGACG